GGAAGAAACAATCCTTAGTGCTTGGTCGGTCTCCCTATCAATGGCAACATGAACCGGTGCTCTTCGGTTGGAAGAAAAGCGGAAAGCACAACTGGTATGCTGACCGAAAACAAACCACCATCTGGGAGTTCGAGAAACCCAAGAAGAATATCGATCACCCCACCATGAAACCGGTGGCTTTAATTGCTCACCCTATCCTGAACAGCAGCTTATCCAACTGTATCGTCCTCGACCCCTTCGGTGGTAGCGGCTCTACCTTGATTGCCAGTGAGCAGACTGGTCGCATCTGTTATACCATAGAGCTGGATGAAAAATACTGTGACGTCATCGTCAAGCGATACATCGAGCAAGCGGGAGGTTCTGTAGATGTGTTTCTTCGAAGAGATGACGTTGAATACAGTTACAACGATATGATGAAAACGGATGCTGAAATCATGTAATTAGGACTTGCTATTTACAGCGTTTAGAGTGATAGATGTAGTAATCAAAAATGAAAGGTGTGAAGAACATGAAGATTGATTACCATCTAACTGGCGCTAAACGCAAAGCACTTGTTACATCCATCGGTTTTGAATTAAACCAAACCCCAAAGTATCTAGGTGCTCCCTCCTTCGCTTACGAAATCGGTGCGTATCGGATTGACAAAGACGGTACTCTTGCGGGACCAGATAACCCTGGACTCGTAGCTGACCTCTGTGGAATACACGACTTTGAAGCAATCGCTATTTCATACGACGATCCGGCGATTATAGCCGATCAGAAATCAGAAGATATTTCTATTCCCTTTGAAGCAGAACTTGGCGGTAGGGTTAGTCCTTATTGCGATTACAAGGAACCACCTGCCTATCTTACTCCGACCCGATTGACGATTGAAATTCCGAGTGAGGGTTTTACCGACGAGTCATTATTCAACCTCAAAAAGCTAGTTTCGAGCAAAGAGCAACTTATCAAGAAAGCTCTTGGAACAAGTGAGTTACCCATTGAACAAAAAGAAAGCACTTTGAGCTTTCCTTGGTTCACTCTTGAATCTGGAAATGAAGCTGTTTCTACCAATGCGTATAGCCATTTTATTTTCGGACTTTGCAAACTTGCGAAAACACAAAAGTGGGTGAAAGCCAATGAAAAGACAGTAGAAAATAAAAAATATGCATTTCGTTGCTTCCTTCTTCGTTTAGGGTTCATTGGTAACGAGTTCAAAGCAGAACGAAAGCTTCTGCTTTCACGATTGTCAGGAAATTCAGCTTTTAAGAATAAATCTCAGGAGGTAGAGGAAGATGAATAGATTCCCATCAAGAGAAGTAGTTGAACATCTGAAAAAGAGCTATCCGCCCGGCACCAGAGTGGAGCTTCTGAAAATGGGCGACGTACAAGCTCCACCGATAGGTTCCCTTGGAAACGTAGTGGGAGTCGATGACATTGGTAGCATTTTAGTGAAGTGGGATTGTGGGAGTTCCTTGAATGTTGTCTATGGAGAGGATTTATGCAGAAAGGTTGGAGCTTGAATGGAAAATAAAGTGAAGGAGCAAATCTTAGCTATTCGCGACACAGGTGAAACCAACATGTTCGACTTAACAAGAGTTCGGGAGATTGCACTTCGCAAAGGATTTTATGAGCTACTAAACTACCTCGATCATGACCCCAATGCTTATGTTCGATTTATTCTCGTTGGTAGTAAGAAGCTATGAATGCTTAACATCAAAAAAACGGACTGCAACCAAGGTGGTGCAGTCCGTTTAAAAAATTATATGCTGTTACTGGGCTCCTAAAAGTCTAGATAAGCAGGGTCTATTTGCTTCCTTTTTTTGCTGTATAGTAGCCTTCCCCTATTTCTTTTCCGCTAGAATAATACCGATTGTTTAATCCATAAAGTATCGTGTTTAACGAACCAAGATTTTCTATAGTGACATCTGATCTCAACAGCATCTCATCCACTTCCACAACAAATATTACTCGTTTGTCAACTTGAATTCTCTCTCTCACCCTGCAAAGCAAGTTGATAGGGAAATCGTCAATGACAACAAAACCTCGGTACACCCGAAAGGGGAATACACTCGATTTATCCATATCATGCCCCGAATGAACTCCGCAGTAATCAATTTGATCTAACCATTTAACTTCTGGAATATGTACTGTAAGCTTTTTCTTATCATCGATTATTTGCCTAGATAAATGTCTTTCGTGCAAACTTAACATTAGTAATGGAGGATTTAAACCAGCAATTGCTATATCACCAATCGTTGTAAAATTAACCCTTGAACCTTCTATACCATCTAGAACTCCAACAACAACAATGGGAACCGGGTGAATGAGCGGACGAGTATTATTCATAAAACCACCTCAAAGCTAAGTCGGGCCGTTCTTCTCCCAACCATTCTTTCATAAACTCAGGTACTTTATTTTTAGCAAAAAAATTATCATAGCGAATACTCTTTGCATGCATCAGCTTTTTTTCTTCAACATGTCCCGCTAAAAGATGCAAAGGCAAGTTGCATCCTTGTGGTAATATAGAACGTTCTTGCTCTGTAAAGATCTGACACACACAAATGCTAAATATCATTTGATGCAAAAATATGCGGTTTACATAGGCTTGGCTCAGGTGTTTTTGAATCTCTACATCATTCAACACCTTGGTCATGTAATCAGTAGCTTTTTGAAATAGTTTCCTTTCGGTATTCACATATACCATACCCATATTGAAATATGCATAGATCTTTTCTTCCGAAACTGATGTGTAGACCGTATAACGTTTATAATTCTCTTCGCATAAATCGGTTAACTCCATAAGCCTATACCACATCGGGGTGAGCTCATATCCAACAGGTACTCCAACATTACGATGATCCACCGGATTGACCCTTAACCCGATATCTTTTTGTGTGAAATCGACTTGTTCAAGAAAAAGGCTATCGATGTCAACCCAAAGAAAGGGAGCCTTTCTTGTTCGTTCAAAAAATGCTGCAGCTTGTAATTTATCATAAAATGGAAATAATCGATGCTCAACGAGGATTGGTATTTTTTCAATTATAACGGATGGAATTTCAATTTCAAAGCTGCAATCTTTTGGTGTTAAGACAGTTAAAGTACAATTCAATCCACTTCGAATTATTGAATCTGTCAAAACTTCAACTTGTGAAGTAAGACTATCATGTCCGACAAATGTTGCAATCTGCATAATACACCTCCTTTTTTAAGTTTATTTCGATAGATGTAAAATATTTCCTGCTTGAGTCATGAGAAAATAAAACAACATAAACTCTGAATTTCACATTAATATGATTGGTTCTCTCGGCTTGAAAGGAGTTGACGGCAATACGTAAGCTGAAAAGATATAAGCCGACCCGCTTTAAAGCAGCGGACTCAGTCTATAATAAGTCTGCTGCAGATTATGCTGTCTCCTTTGTTCAAGCATTGTCGCACACCAAGGGAACCTGGGCCGGAAAGCCATTTGAGCTGATCGATTGGCAGGAGCAGATCATTCGAGATGTGTTTGGAACCTTAAAGCCGAATGGTTACCGTCAATTCAATACAGCCTATGTGGAAATTCCAAAAAAAATGGGTAAGTCTGAGCTAGCCGCAGCAGTAGCTTTGCTGCTCACCTGTGGGGACAACGAAGAACGGGCCGAGGTCTATGGATGTGCAGCGGACCGCAACCAAGCTTCCATCGTGTTCAACGTGGCTGCAGACATGGTACGCATGTCTCCTGCTCTTTCTAAACGAGTGAAAATTCTCGACTCTATGAAGCGATTGATCTATCAGCCAACAGGGAGTATCTATCAGGTGCTATCAGCCGATGTCAGTAACAAGCATGGTTTCAATACACATGGTGTAGTTTTTGACGAACTTCATACTCAACCTAATCGAAAGCTCTTTGATGTGATGACCAAAGGTTCCGGGGATGCACGAATGCAACCTTTGTATTTTTTGATTACTACCGCGGGAGATAACCAAAACAGCATTTGTTGGGAAGTTCACCAAAAGGCAGTGGACATTATCAATGGTAGAAAGAGTGACCCTACCTTCTATCCGGTAATCTATGGCGCTGCCATGGAGGATGATTGGACCGACCAGAAGGTATGGAAGAAAGCAAACCCTTCTCTTGGGATTACAGTGACAATCGACAAGGTGAAAGCAGCATTTGAATCGGCCAGGCAGAACCCAGCTGAGGAGAATAGTTTCAGACAGCTGAGATTGAATCAATGGGTTAAGCAAGCAGTGCGTTGGATGCCTATGGAGAAATGGGATGCTTGTGCATTTACCGTCGATTCAGATGCATTGCAAGGCAGGGTTTGCTATGGAGGATTGGACCTCTCAAGTAGCACAGATATCACCGCATTTGTTTTGGTGTTTCCTCCCATAGATGAGGGGGATAAATATCATATCTTGCCATACTTTTGGATGCCGGAAGATAACATTGATCTACGTGTTAAGCGGGATCATGTGAACTATGATGTTTGGAAGAAGCAAGGCTATCTTTTGACCACCGAAGGAAATGTTGTTCACTACGGCTTTATAGAAGCCTTTATTGAAGAGTTAGGGACAAAGTATAACATTCGGGAGATTGCTTTCGACCGTTGGGGAGCGGTGCAGATGACCCAAAACTTAGAAAACCTTGGCTTCACGGTAGTTCCGTTCGGTCAAGGTTTTAAAGATATGTCTCCCCCCACAAAGGAGCTAATGAAGCTGACATATGAGCAGAAGATTGCGCATGGTGGTCACCCGATTCTACGTTGGATGATGGATAACATCTTCGTTCGAACAGATCCCGCAGGCAACATAAAAGCGGATAAGGAGAAATCTTCTGAGAAGATCGATGGAGCTGTAGCTACCATTATGGCTTTGGATAGAGCGATACGGTGTGATAATTCCCTATATAGAAGTGTATATGACACAAGGGGATTATTGCTACTTTAGTAATCGGAGCGGCAACAGCTACCTAGGGCATATGATATTTTGCGCAATCCATCACACTTCTTAAAACCAAAAGCCATCGACATTTCGATTGCAAACCAACTCTATCCATGTGCATTGTGTAGTTTGTTTGAATAGAAATATAGAGGAATTGCGGCTAATTGCGTACCAACGGAAACAATGATCATCGTAGTCAAGCTAAAATCATATAATACACCAAGGAGCCAACTTCCAAGGAACCAAAAGATACCGAATGCGAATTCAAAAATTCCATATCCCGTAGCTCGGCTCATTTTAGGAACCATTGTCGAAACAGCTGCTTTCAAAATTGATTCCTGGGCCCCCATCCCAATGCCCCATAAGCCGATTCCAAAAAGAACCATCGGTAATGAATTAGAAGAAAAAATGAAAAAGGCAAATGGTGCAGATATGAGTGTAGAAAGCACAAGTGCTTTGACCCCTTTTCTGTCATACATATAGCCAAAGTAGAGTGCCGACACGGCATCGATAAGCATGGCCCCTGCATAGAGAAGCGGAAGAGTACCACTATTAACGATTGAAGATGTTTCGGCCAATCCGGAAGCAATTCCAGTAAATGTTCTGGCAATATGCATAATTATAAGAGAATAATCTATGAAACCAAAAGCAAACAAGCTTATCCCCGAAATATAGAGAACAAATTCTTTCTTCAATTTGAATGGAATGTATTCTTTTGGCTCAGGCTCAAAATGTTCCGGATTAGGGAATTTGTGTTTCGTGACAAACAAAAGAATAATCGTTATAGCTCCTGGAATTGCTAGGAAGGCAAAGCAAGTAGAGTAAATCTGAAAGGTGGTTCCTTCGGTTTTGAATAACATTACAATGTAGAGTAGAACCGGTCCGAGGAAAGCACCAATTTGGTCCAGCATTTCTTGTATTCCGAAGCTTTTCCCTACGCCTTCTTGTGAAGCAGCAAAGGACATGATGGTATCTTTTGCCGGCTTTTTAATTGCTTTTCCCATTCGCTGAATTACAAGAAGCATCGCTGCCATTACCCATCCGTTTTCACCTACAAGTGCAAGTGCCGGAACAGCGAGGATATCTAATAAGTAGCCCGCAATCGTCATAGGCCAGTATTTCTTTGTCTTATCGGTGATTCTACCGAAAACATATCGCATAGAATACCCTATCAGCTCACCAAGCCCTGAAATGAAGCCGATGGTTCCAGCGGAAGCCCCTAGTAGTGATAGATAGGAACCCCGAATGCTTGAAGCACCTTCATGTGTCATATCAGAAAAAAGACTAACGATACCAAACAAGATAATAAACATCATCGCTTGTGAAAGCCTTGGCCTATTCTTGGTATTATTCATTTTGATTCGCCTCCATCACAAGCGCGCTAATCGTCACAAAATCTGCTTTGCTCTCACTTTTACACCGTTGATATAGAATATCAAGTAACTTTACAAATTCCTCTTGTTCATTCCGGCCTAATCCAGCTAACAGCCATTCATAAAATTGAGCTTCAACATGTGCTTTTGATGTTTTTAGACTTTCGGATTTCAGCGTAGCATATAAGAGTTGGCTCCGACCATCGGCCGGATTGATCTTTCTGATGAGATACCCTTTTGCTTCGAGGCTCGCTGTTTGACGTGCCACTGCACTTTTATCGATTCCGAGTTTTTTGCAGATTTCTGCTTGAGTAATGCCTGGATTCTTACGAACAGCATGGATAAAGTCGAATTCAGAAGTCCCAATTCCTTCCGCCCTCAAAGTCCGTGTAGTAAACTTACTAACTTCTCGAGCAATCTTTGTGATTTTCCTTTGAGTAATGTCCAAAGTGTTCCCTCCAATATTCGTTGATGTGTCAACTATTGTAGATGATACATCAACGAATATTGGAATGCAATAGTAGATACAAATTCTATTTATAAACTCCTAAACTATCCACTTATTTGAACTGTTTGTTCAACGATCTTGCTCCGCTACTTTTCTTCAGTTATAACAAGGAGTGATGCCCATGGGAATCTTGCAAGACCTATTTCGTTCAAGAGATAAACCTCAAAATGCCCTAGGTGGTAGCAGATACAGCTTCTTTTATGGCAATACCAGCTCTGGAAAACCCGTCAATGAGCAATCCGCCATGCAAATGACCGCTGTCTATTCCTGTGTTAGAATCCTTGCAGAAACCGTAGCCGGTCTTCCGTTACATGTTTATCGTTATACCGATAACGGCGGAAAAGAAAAATACTGGCAGCATTCCCTCTACCGACTCCTCCATGATGAGCCTAACTCAGAAATGACTTCTTTTGCTTTTCGAGAAACCCTCATGAGCCATCTTCTACTCTGGGGTAATGCCTATGCACAAATCATCCGAAATGCCAGAGGCGAAGTCATTGCTCTCTACCCATTAATGCCTAACAAAATGACAGTTGATCGCGATTCAAGCGGTCGACTTTTCTATTTGTATTGCAGAAACCCAGAGGACTTTTCGTCCAAAAGAAACCAAAGTGAAGTCTATCTCCAACCCTCAGATGTTTTGCACATCCCTGGGTTAGGCTTTGATGGTCTAGTTGGCTACTCCCCCATTGCTATGGCGAAGAATGCAGTGGGGTTAGCCATTGCTACAGAAGAATACGGAGCCAAGTTCTTTGCCAATGGTGCAGCACCGGGTGGTGTACTGGAGCATCCAGGAGTGATCAAAGATCCACAGAAGGTCAAAGACAGTTGGAATACGGTCTATCAGGGAAGCGGGAATTCCCACAAGGTAGCTGTCTTGGAAGAAGGGATGAAATACCAGCCCATCGGTATCTCACCGGAACAAGCTCAGTTTCTAGAAACGAGGAAATTCCAGATCAATGAAATTGCACGCATCTTCCGAGTGCCGCCCCACATGCTTGCCGATTTGGAGAAGTCCTCTTTTTCCAACATCGAGCAGCAGTCCTTGGAGTTTGTGAAATACACTCTAGACCCTTGGGTAGTTCGCTGGGAACAAGCCATGTGCCGATCTCTATTATCGGAAAGTGAAAAGTCAAAGATTTTCATTAAATTCAACGTAGACGGACTGCTTCGAGGGGACTACGTCAGTCGTATGAGTGGATATGCAACAGCTCGACAAAATGGCTGGATGAGTGCTAATGATATTCGTGAATTAGAAAACCTCGATCGCATCCCGGCCGAACTTGGAGGAGATTTATACCTGATCAACGGAGCCATGACCAAGCTACAAGATGCCGGTGCTTTTGCTAAACCAAATGAAACGGAGGAAAACAAATGAAGAAATTCTGGAACTGGATCAAAAATGAGAATACTCAAGAAAGAACCCTATATTTGGATGGAGTCATCGCAGAAGAATCCTGGTTCGATGATGATATCACTCCACGCGCTTTCAAAGCCGAGTTACACTCGGGAGAAGGAGACATCACCATCTGGTTAAACTCACCGGGAGGGGATTGTATTGCAGCCAGTCAGATCTATGCTATGCTCATGGACTACAAAGGTAAGATCACCGTCAAGATTGATGGCATCGCAGCTTCGGCCGCATCGGTTATCGCCATGGCCGGAACGAATGTGCAAATGGCTCCGACCGCCTTAATGATGATTCACAACCCTTTAACCGTAGCCATTGGGGACAGTGAAGAAATGCAGAAAGCCATCTCTATGTTATCCGAAGTCAAAGAAAGTATCATCAATGCCTATGAAATCAAGACCGGTCAATCCCGAACCAAACTCTCCCATATGATGGATGCTGAAACCTGGTTAAATGCTAATAAGGCCATTGAATTGGGTTTTGCAGATCAGATCATGGAAGACGAGAAAAAACGAGTCAACCTTGAAGATTTTACGTATGCCTTTAGTCGTAGAGCTGTCACCAACTCACTCTATATGAAACTGAAACCAAAACATAATAGTATCCCAACTGAGTCGCTTGAGAAGCGGCTTTTTTTATTGCCACACTAAATATTTGGAGGGACAAAAACATGAATCAAATTTTGACGTTACGCGAAAAACGCACCAAGACCTGGGAAGCTGCGAAAGCATTTTTGGAAGGGAAACGCGGCACAGATGGCTTGCTGCTTGCCGAAGATGTTGCAACCTACGAAAAGATGGAAAACGAAGTGGTTGCGCTGGGCAAAAAAATCGAGCGATTAGAAAAGCAGGAAACCATGGACCGGGAATTAGCCAAACCGCTCAATACTCCCCTGACCAATCGACCTTTTACTCAAGGAGCCGAAAATAAAACCGGACGTGCATCCAACGAATATAAAAGTGCTTTCTGGAATGCCATGCGCACCCGCGCCGGTGAAGGGCTAGATCCGACCATTCGTAATGCACTGCAAGTCGGAACGGATACCGAAGGTGGTTACTTAGTGCCGGATGAGTTCGAACGGACCTTGATTGAAGCATTGACGGAAGAAAACATCTTCCGCAGTCTAGCCAAAGTCATCACGACCTCTTCCGGAGATCGCAAAATCCCTGTGGTGGCTTCTAAAGGTACCGCCGCTTGGATTGACGAGGAAGGAACCATCACTGATACGGATGATGCCTTTAACCAAGTTTCCATTGGGGCTTACAAACTCGCCACCATGATCAAAGTCTCAGAAGAGCTTCTTAACGACAGTGTCTTCAACTTAGAAGCCTATATCGCGAAAGAATTCGGACGCCGTATTGGTAACAAAGAGGAAGAAGCATTCTTTATCGGAGATGGTTCCGGTAAGCCTACTGGTCTGTTGGCAGCCACCGGTGGTGCTCAACTGGGGGTGACCGCTGCTAGCGCTACCGCCATTACCGTAGATGAAGTCCTCGACTTGTTCTATGCATTGAAAGCACCCTATCGTAAGAAAGCAGTTTTCATCATGAACGATTCAACGGTGAAAGCGATTCGCAAGCTGAAAGACGGTCAAGGTCAGTATTTATGGCAGCCTTCCCTACAAGCAGGGACTCCGGATACCATCTTGAATCGACCCATCTACACTTCAGCCTATTTGCCGACCATCGCCTCAGCAGCTAAAAGTATCATCTTCGGTGACCTAGGGTATTACTGGGTTGCCGACCGCCAGGGACGTGTCTTCAAGCGACTCAATGAATTGTTCGCTGTCACCGGTCAGGTTGGCTTTGTTGCCACGCAACGGGTGGATGGTAAGCTGATCCTTCCGGAAGCGGTCAAGATCTTACAACAGAAAGCTTAGGGGGTGAATACTCATGAGCTATAACACCAAAAACTATACCGAACAAGGTGGAGAGAAAACTGTAATCGGTGGTGCCTTGGAAATCAAAGAGGGGGCCTCTGTTACGGGGCTCCCTACTCCTATTCTTCAAGTCGCCACAGAAACGGTTCTAGGTGGTATCCTTGCAGCTAGCAAATCTGAAGCCGATACTGTTCCGGTCAAGATCGACGAAACAGGCCTTTTGTATGTGCCAACCTATCCGAGTATTCCGGAAGCTCCCGTTATGGCCAACCAAGCCAATAGCGAAGCTACAGAGATTGCTGCACTCGTAGCAGATTTCAATGCATTGTTGCTCAAGCTGAAAACGAGTGGATTCATGGCAGCAGATCAACCTTAAGACAAGATAGGAGGTGGCAATAGTGAGTATCTTGTTAGAAAAAGTCAAAGCGAACTTAGTACTGCAACACTCTGAGGATGATGCATTACTGGAGAGCTATATCTCTGCAGCAGTTTCTTACGCGGAGAGCTATCAGCACAAGCTAGCGGGGCACTATGCCGGAGCACTAATGCCACCGACTACTGAACAAGCTGTGATTATGTTAGCCAGCCACTTTTATGAAAGTAGAGATGGGAGCACGGCTGGATTCTTTGCAGACAATGTACAAGCTGGGCAGCAAGTGTGGAATACGGTAAACTTGCTGCTCCGGCTTGACCGAGATTGGGAGGTGTAGCATGAGCCTTGGAAAGATGAAAACCTCCATCGAGATTGTTCAAAGCACCTATGTGAAAGATATAGAAGGCTTTGTTAAGCAGGTAGATCAGATCATAGCTACAATTAAAGCATATCGCGAAGGAAGACACGGTAGTGAAAAGTGGGCGAATCGAGCGACCTTCAGTGAAGCCACCGAACTCTTTCGTTTCCGCAGCATCCCCGGCATAAAGATTACCACAGAGATGACCATTCTCTGTGATCAAGAACGATATGAAATCATTTCTGCAGAAAATGTGCGTGGTCGAGGGATGTATTGGGAAGTACTCGCAAAAAAGGTGGTGCCTTCCAGTGGCTAGAGTCGATTTCAAATTACCGGAAGAGTTCTTGAAGCGCCTTTCCCGGTTAGGAAGTAAAACGGATAGCATCCTCCCCAACGTTCTAGCTGCCGGAGCAGAAGTCGTCGAGAGAAAAGTTCGCAGTAATTTGCAAGGGGTCCTAGGAAATCAAACCAAAACGGAATCGCGTTCTACCGGTGAGCTCTTGGAGTCCTTGGGTACAACTCCGGCAAGAATCGATCGGGATGGCAACTACAACGTGAAGATTGGATTTTCAGAGCCTCGCAAAGATGGTACGAGTAATGCCAAGATTGCCAACATCTTAGAGTATGGCAGGAGCAATCAACCCGCTAAGCCTTTTCTGAAGCCAGCCAAAACGAACAGCAAGCAAGAATGTCTGGCAGCGATGCAGCAGCAATTCAGTAAGGAGTTGGAGCAGATATGAGTTTATTGGAAACACTCCACACCCTGCTATCCCCGTTGTTACCCATCGAAACAGGAACTTTTTCTGAAACCCCTCCAGCTCGTTATCTGGTTCTGACTCCTTTAGTTGAAAGCTTTCACCTTTATGCGGACAACTATCCGCAACACGAAATCCAAGAAGTGCGGTTATCCCTCTTCGATAAGGGGAACTATAACACTATCAAAAATCAGATCATCCAAACTCTGCTTCAAGCAGAAATCACCATCACCGACAGACGCTACCTTGGTTACGAGGCAGATACAGGTTATCATCACTTCGTCATCGATGTAGCAAAAGACTATCCATGGGAGGTATAACAAATGGCCACAATCGGCTTAGATCAACTTTTCTATGCCAAGATCACCGAAGATATAAACGGCAATGAAACCTATGCAACCCCAATCACCTTGGCAAAAGCCTTGACTGCAAATTTACAAATTAACACCATTGAAGGAAAACTTTATGCAGACGATGTCCTAGACACCCTCTTGAGAGAGTTTAGTGATGGCACGATCACATTTGGCATTAAAGACATCGGCCCAAGCATCGCTGCAGACTTAACTGGAGCCGTTTTGGATTCCAATGGTGTCTTGGTTTCCACGAATGATCAGCAAGCGAAGCCAGTAGCAATTGGTTTTCGCTCCAAGAAAACCAGCGGCAAGTATCTCTATCTTTGGCTCTACCGGGTCTTGTTTGGAATCCCCGCTGAATCGTACGAAACTAAGGGCAATGCCATAAACTTCCAAACACCCACGATTGAGGGGGCCATTTTACGACGCAATAAGCTGGATGGTTTAAATAAGCACCCTTGGCGAGCCCAAGCTGATCAAGATAATCCAGCGATTCCAAGTCTTGTTTTCAGTCAATGGTTTGCATCTGTATATGAGCCGGACTATACCACAGCACCTGTCATCCAAATCACGAACCAACCTGTAGCATTGACGGAGCTCATCGAAGGTTCTATCAGTGGAAGCCTGTCTGTAACTGCTACCAGTACTGCTGGAGCCTTGACCTATCAATGGCATGTGAATACCGCTAACAGCAATTCGGGAGGAAGTGCGATCCCATCAGCAAACCAAGCGAGCTTTCCGATTCCAACCAGTCTAATTGCAGGCAACTATTTCTACTATTGTGTGTTAACCGCCGGGGTTCGACAAGTAACTTCCAATGTGGCTCAAGTGACTGTGACGGGTGATTAAGATGATGGATGATTCAAGAGTCACCTATCTCGTTTTAGGGAAAGAAAGAATCCCCCTGTTATTGACCTTAAAAGCCACGAGGGAGATTGCTACACGCTATGGAGGCTTGGAAGAGCTGGGAAACAAGATGTTGGAAAGCATGGATTGGGCTGGCATGATCGATGAGATTGTCTGGCTGATTGCTATCCTGGCTAATCAATGCATCCTCATTGAGAACTTGGAGAACAAAGCCAACAAACCGTTGATAACCCCAGGCGAACTGGAACTAAAGATGGACCCATATGAAATCACCAGTTACCGGGAAGCGATTTTAGCTGCATTACAAGCGGGTCAAAAGCAGCACGTGCAAAGTGAAGATGAATCAAAAAACGTGTAAGCCGAGTAAGCGATCAAGAATCGTTTGCTCGGCTCATCTTTTGTGGGGTAACTCAATTGCTACGTCCGGAACAGGGAGTATGGCTTATGCCCTTAGGACATTTACTGGATCAGCGTGAGATTTTTGAGCAGCTCCAGGGGTGGAAGAAACCAAAACAGGAACTCTATATCGATAGTATCTTACATGACGTGTTGTAAGGAGGTGAAGGGATGAGTGATCAATTCGGGCTAAAAATCGGTATTGAAGGCGAGAAAGAATTTAAGTCTGCTCTGCGGGAAATCGATGCCAATTTCAAAGTCCTCAGTTCTGAAATGAAATTGACCCAATCTCAGTTTGAGAAAAACGATCAGTCCATGGCTGCGCTTACCGCCAGAAACCAAGTCCTCAATAAAGAGATCGATGCCCAAAAGGAACGATTGAAGCTACTTAAAGATGCACTACAAAACTCAGCAACCTCCTTTGGCGAAAACGATATCCGCACCCAGAACTGGACCATTAAGCTGAACAATGCGCAAGCTGTGCTGAATGGCATGGAACGAGAAGTCAAACAAAACGAATCTACCTTAAATGAACTAGGAAACCAAACCTCGGAAACGAGCAGCCTCATGAATCGCTTTAAGTCCTCCCTCGCATCGGTTGCAGAAGCAGCTTCAGATAGTGACTCGAAATGGAACAAGTTAGGTGGAACCTTGAAGGCTGTAAGTGCAACCCTCGCTGCAACTTCAACAGCGATAACCACAGTAGCGGTGGCTGCCGGGAAAGCCATCTTCGACATGGCCATGGAAACCACTCAAGCCGGAGATGAAGTCGATAAGATGAGCCAGCGCTTAGGCTTATCCCGCGAGGGTTACCAAAAATGGAATTATGCCATGAAGCAATCTGGAATTGACATCAATTCCACGCGAGCCGGAATGAAGAATCTCACAAATCTCCTGGATGACGCTTCCAAAGGTAGTAAAACCGCTACGGAGATGTTTACCAGATTGGGTTACTCTCTTAACGATATTCAGGGGAAAAGCCAAGAAGAAATTTTTGAAATGTCAATTCGGGCTTTGCAGAATATGAGCAGTGAAACCGAACGGGCAGCTTTAGCCAATGACCTGTTTGGTAGAAGCGGCCAAGAAATGCTGCCATTGTTAAATACAACTGCTGAAGCAACCCAACAACTGCTCGATCGAGCCAGTCGTTTAGGTTTTGTGATGAGCGATGAAGCGGTTAGTGCCGCTGTGGTCTTTGGAGATTCCTTGGATGATTTGAAGTCTGCTTTTGCAGGAGTCAAGAACAGCATTATGGGAGACCTGCTGCCTGGGTTCAATTTGGTGGTCGAAGGCTTAATTGGTTTATTGACCGGTGGCGAGAACGCCAGAGAAAAAATCAAGACAGGGGTAGCTGAAACGATTGATTCCGTACGAGAAGTTCTCCCACAAATCAAAGAGGTGCTCTTAACGATTATCGATGTTGCTGCTGAAGTCATACCAGAGATTGTTCAAGCCATTGTAAGTTTCATCGTTGAGAATTTACCAGAGATCCTAAAAACAGGAACTGAGATTCTATTGAAGCTGATAGGCGGTATTTTACAGGCGATCCCAGAGATTACAAAGCAACTACCTGCCGTAGTGACAGCCATTGTGGAAGCCATGAAAGCGGCAGCTCCCGAGTTTAAGGAAATTGGCAAAGAAATCGTGAGAGGGATTTGGCAAGGTATTTTAGGATTAGGGGCTTGGCTGAAAGAAAAGATGAACGATTTCTTTACGGGGATTGTTGGTGGTATTAAAGGTCTCCTAGGTATCCGCTCTCCGTCCAAAGTCTTTGCCGGAATCGGTGAAAACATGGCATCCGGTTTAGGCGTAGGGTTTAGTGAACAGATGAAGCAAGTCAAGAAGCAATTGCAAAATGCCATCCCACAAAGCAACAGAGACTTGAATTGGAATACTACTCAATCGGAAAGAACAGATACTCTCAGTGAACCCATGATTATGGTCAATGTACCCTTAACCTTAGATGGAAAACTCCTGACCAGCAGCACCGGCAAAGTGCAGTTTGGTCGCAATCAATCCTATGCTAGGGCTTTGGGGGTGTTACCAGTATGAGTAAACTGATTTTTTGTGATGCTTCTCTTACACCATTAGCCACCTTACGAGCAGCGATTTCAGCCAAGCGCACAGAGCGGTTGAATGGAGAA